CGGGGATCTACTTAACCAAAGAGGTTAAAGTAGAAAGCGGATTCCCACCGCTTCCATGGAAACCACCCCGCAAGAGGGTGGGTCGTCGGCGCTGTATCCCAGTTGGGAGCAACGCCTAGTTTTGTGCGGTATCGAACGGGATCATGCCTGACCCCGATAGACATCGCATTAATCGACCGACGCAAAAAGCTCAAGTATAACCCGTGAGGGTTCCACTTGCGCGGCTTAGCACGTCTAGGGACAAAAAGAGCCTCGTCTACAATCCGGATCCTCAAACCGACGGGTTCGTACTTAGTGTATAAAACACTTTGGTACTTCCGAGAAAGTTTGAGCTGATTCCGGACGGCAGAAAAAGGAACTTTGATCCCCGAATCGTCATTCTCCCAAACGGGAACGGGCGTCCACTTGACAGAGTCAAGTAATGAGCGCACGGTACGTTTGAGCTGAATACCCGTCCTTGTCGAGAACAGGTTAAGCTGGTTAATTGCGACAAAGCGGTCCTGCATGGAGCGTACACTTTTAAGGTATACGCCCCGGATATTGACTCCTGAGAAGAAGTCACTCCCGCAGGACTCGCGGAACGGACCTTTGACAAAGGTCTTGCTAGCGTTCACGGTAAAACCGAGGATCTTGAGGAGACGAAATACTTGAGCCACAATTTCTTGTGGAACAATTATATCGTCGCCGAAGACGCCCCAGTCACCGTGGCAGCTACCGCGTGGATAGCGGAGGCGAACCCCCACAGTCCGAGCGGCTGCAATTACGATGCACGAGAAGAGCATGGTTTGCAATGGAAACGTAAAACCGTTACCCATTGTAGAGACCATATCCAACTCGAACATACCAATTCCCGGCAAGTCACAGGAGGGCGACCGGAGGCGCTTAAGGATAGACATAAAGTCTACCGGTAAGACAGCCTCAAGCATCCTGAGACCCAGCGAGTCAGAGGCGCTTTCTAAATCTATAGTACATAGATTGTCGAAGACGCTCCCGATTCTGGCCAACTCTCGATTCTTGAACTGTTGACTCCCCATTTCTAAACCGAAATGATTAGACAAACGTCGCTCAAGTATCTGACCAAAGCCAAGCTGATAGAACATATTCAGCGTTGGCTCGATACAGATGCACCGAGAAATTGCGTCGTTCTTCGGAACAAAACTAAGACGACTACCTTCGACTATGGTGAAACCATCGAATAACTGATCACGCAGCATTTCAGCTGCATCAGTTATCGGGTTTTCATTAACATAGCGCCTATACTCATCGTATAGGAAGTCACTAGTACAACTCAGTGGGGATGAATACATTTTTGTGTATTCATCACCCCCACCACCCTTCACGCTAGCACCTGGGCCGCATCGACCATTGTCGAGTACGTCATGGTAGTTAGTTACAAGGGGGAAGCCACTAGGGTTCCAGAATTCATAAACGGCGCGTCTCAATTCGCCGAATAGAATCTGGTCCTCTTCAGTCTCCAGTTGTAGACTCCAAGACCTAACAGCATTATTCACTGAAAGGAACTTTAGGAGCGCCCGGCTGTCCATTTCATCCGAGTTCTCAACCTTAAACTTTTTAAGGAAGGAATTTAGGATGGAGACCGCTGCAGCGCGACGTGGAGTCGCCAGACAGCCCTCGACCAAGGATTTCTTTTCGAAATCGATTTGATCGGGGAACTGTTCAGCTAAGTCGGCTTGAAGGTTTGAGTAAAGAGCAAGGGCTTTAGGGTCCACCTGTTCGTCCTCTACGTAGTAACTCTAACCAGAAACTTCGGAGGTTAGTCGGCCAAAGCTGTCAAGCTCAAGCCAACCTTGTTCGAAGAGGTATCGCCGAACCAATGAGTCATAGGACGTCTCGCACCAAGCGAAGCGCCCTCTTTCCTTCTTGAAAACCGGAAGAGCTTTGAACTGCTCTCGATCGTCGAGATAGGGAACCCAAAGGTATCGGGACTTGCCAATTTGTCCATACAGCTTGCTCTCAACCAGCATCCGACACACGTAGTACGTTTTCTCATCGAAAACGCGTGCGCGTGTCAGGACCGGTCGAGGGCTAGCTGCGAGGGTAAAGGCAAGTTCAAACACAAGTTTCGATGTCTTAACGTTCATGTTACAAACTCCACAAGGAATAAGGGTTGGGTTACAGGATGATCTGTACAAGATCGGGGAACTTCTCAACTAAGCCGTCAATAAGACAGCCGAGAAGGAAGAACCCAAGGTCTCGTACGTTTGCGATCCTAGGAAAGGATCGCCCTCTTTTTTGGGTAGCCACTGACTTACGTCAGAGGACGCCCGTAAGGAGGGTATCGCTCAGGTCGTCACTCTCTTCATTGAGGATGCCGACTAGGAACGAGATCATCGCTCGGATATTGATCGCATCGGCAGCGTCAGCACCAGCCGGGATGTCAAAATTGACACGAACCCGAGCAATGCCCTGGACGCCGTTCGCATCAACGCGAACACCTTTACGAACTAACAT